GATTATAAACAAAGTTATTTAGGGGGTGCTGAAGCTAGTTTTGCTAAAAAATTAATAAACCAAGGGGCGTATACAATGGGCAAACGCCCTAAAGGTAGAAGAAAGAAGAATTTTGCTGGAGGTTATATGCCTAAGTTTGCCAAGGGCGCTGGAGGCGCAGGAGGTGCTATGGAAGGCGGCTTTGGTATAATGATGGCTTTTGGTGCGCTGCAAATGGCCCTAAGCACATTTACATCAAGTGTTGATCAAGCTGGAAGTGCTTCAGCGGCTAATGCTGAAGCTAAAATACAGGAAATAATAGCTAGTGATAAAAGTTTTGCACAAAAAGATGCAGAGATATCAGCCTTACATGCTGCCGTTGCGGCACAAGAAGCTGCTGGCTCTGGTTTAGAAGGTGTCGCAGAGGCTGCTAATAAAGCAATGACTGCTTTAATGGCAATGTCAGCATTAAACATGATAACTGGAGGAATAGGTGGCAGGTTGCTTGGGGGGGCGGCGAAGGGTATTGCTGGTGGCGCTAGGGCTGGTGGTAGAAAAATAGCAGGGACTTCTGTTGGTAAAAAGGTTTCTGACAGGATTCAGGCTCGGCATACCCGCCTTGATCCATTAAAGGGCCAAAAGAGTATAGCTGACTTTAGACAAAATGAAATAAAGAAAGGTATGGCTGCTGGACTGTCGAAAAAACGGGCGGTCGGTCGGGCAAATACGATTACTAATGCGGCTAATGAAAAGATGCTAAAAAGTCAGGGCGCAGCCAGCAGAATGGGTAAAATAGGCAAATTTGCGGGTAGAGCAGGAGGAGTTGCTGGAGTTGCTTTAGGAGGTTTTGAGATTGCGAGTATTTTAGGGGACGAGACATTATCAAAAAGGCAGAAAACAACTGGAGTTAGTGGCGTAGTTGGAGGTGTTGCTGGGGGCTTAGGAGGAATGAAGCTTGGAGCAATGAGTGGAGCGGCAATAGGAGGTTTAGTAGGTGGACCCGCTGCCCCTGTGACAGCCGCTGTAGGTGGAGTAATTGGAGGTATAGTTGGAGGTATAGCTGGCTACTTCGGAGGCAGAAAGGGAGCAGAAGAAATAGCTGAATTTGCTCAGGGCGAAGCCCCTACTCCAGAAGAGGTTATAAGATCTCAAAAAGCAGAATTTAGAAACAGAAAACTTGGATTTGGCGGCGAGGGTGGTCAAGAAAAATTCGCCAGTAGGGTTCAGAAAAACTTATCAGAAATGGCCAGTCAAGGACTGGATACTACTGCCATAATGACTGAGTATTCAGCATCTATGGAGGCTCTTACAAAGATAAATCAAGACGAAGAATCAACTGCCGCTGAAAGAGCAGATGCTATGGATAGATTTATAGCAGCCTCGAAAAAAGCAGCGGGGATGACTTTTGACCATATTGAGGATCAAGAAGCTCATGAGGCAGAACTAAAAGCTGCAAGAAAGGAATTATCGTCAGCAACAAATGCTTATGCAAAAGCACTGAGGCAATTGCCATCATTCGATAAAGCGGTTCTTGCCCAAATGAGAAAAGCAGGAAACATGGGGCCAGATTTAAAGACTCAATCAGAAAGAGCTAACTTACAGGCAGGGCTGGTGACGAGTAAGTTTAATAAATTTGCTGGTGCATCAAGATTAGCTTCTGAGCAAAATGCAATGATGGCTGAAGTTAACTTTTTAAGACAACAGTCATCAGCAGCGAAGCATCAACAAGAGATGCAAAAGCAAGGTTTGATAGACGGAGATCCAGAAGAACTAAAAAGGAATGTAGAAGAATCTGGCGCAGCATTTAAAGCCGCCGCTATGAAAGCGGGTCAAAGCTTCCTTAACAAAATGACCACTGTGGGTGATTTGATGAAAGATAATCAAAGGGAGATTGATGCAGAAAGAAAGAGGGTGGCTACGGCAGAAGCTAATAGAATTGACGATATTGTTAAGAGGGGCGGCAGAGATTATGATCGGATGTTTAGAGATGCTAAACAAGTTGGAGACTTAATAATTAAAGGAGGCAATAGGACAGAAGG